ACAATTACCTTCGATACTGTATATCACAATTTCAGAGTATAAATAATAATCAACAACTGTTTTTAGAATTCAATATTACAACAAGTTTGAAGGACTTTTATACTAAATTAATACAGTAAACTATAGATGTGTTAACAGTACACTAACCTTGTAGGAGATATTATTTACTATAGATGGGGGCTATATTAAAGATATTTACGTCTGTTTCTAATATCTTTAATATAATATAACAACTAACACTCATTATTGTTACATCCTTATTAATACACTGAGGATATTTACACCTACTGTGCAAGATTTTACCTACACTTAATATACATGTCGACACTACAAATATACACACAATTTTTTACAATCCTTCATATCTTCCTCGCATATGTAGCAGTAATTGTTGTTTTTCAAGGATGAAGCAGGTGGTGGTGTGTAACACCATCCACTATAGGAGGGGTAACAACTAGGGGTGCTTTATAAGTTAGAGTAATGGTATCTCTTAATAAAATCCCGTACTCTTGATGACAATTAGGACAGGATTTATTTACATAATCCCAAGTGACCATACAGGATCGATGATACTTATGGAAACAAGGAAGAAAGGTACACGGAGTATCAATCATACTAGAGAAACAAATAGCACAATTATGCTCTTCCTTTTTATGCTCTTTCTTTTTTTCACCCTCCTCTTCTTTTTTTTCCTCCTTCCCATTTTTTCTTAGATACATAGATACAGGGTCATGTCGTCTACAGTATCCTTTACAATAGGGGTGTACACGGTTGGTGCATCTTTTCCCGTTTTTTACTAGATAACCTTTACATCGATTGTCCATAATAGGCAATTTACTTGACGTATATTATAGTGATCACATATTATAGTTAAAACTAATCAAAATTATGTGATCACTATAATAGTCCTACATCTCACCATTGGATTCTGACCATTTTAACTCCACCTTTACCATCTTCCGCTTCGATACGCGTCGATTCCCTCTTAGGCATCAAACTTTTTTTCTTTACAGGTTTTTTATTTTTCCTGACAGTTCTCGAATATAGAGGACCATCTATCTTATAATCATCTTGCAGGGACTTTACCAGCCAGGTTTTGTAACCGTCCAAGTTTTCTAGACTGACCCGAATGAAAGATTTAGTGAGAGTCAAGTGGATGGGTGCGTGGTGAATATTGGCCAGTAAAGCCTTTTTATTATCATCGACGATGACCTGTAGCTTACTACAGTTTAAGCTGGCTAGATTCATTGTAGCCTCAACATCTGGAGTCTGAAGAGTCATTTCTTGTTTTATTTTGATTGATCCTTCTGTTATATTTAGGAATAAATATATCAAAATTAGTAGTTTTAGCAGTGGTGGTGGTGGTTTATATAATTCTATTATAATAACAAGCCTGATTGTGTGATTTTTTCCAGGGGATAGAGGCATTTTTTTTCCTTCATATATGCATAGAGTTTTTTTTAAGGATTTGGTTCAACATATATGAATTGATTAAGTCTACTCCCTCTGTATTTCTTTAAAAGTATGTACATTTAATGGAGATGTTCTTCCTATTCTCTGACCTCTGTGAATACACTGATATTCCAGATCAGACTCAAACCTGTTATACAGAACTACATCTGTAGCCATATACAGGTTTATACCAGCCCCCGAGTATTTACTGTTAAGGATTATAACATCTATACCACCCTCCTTGAACTTTTTTAGTATCTTGTTTCTTCTAGTTATACTCCCTTTCATTTCTGCACAATTGAAGTCCCTCAACAAATGTACCAATTTAAATACAATATTCTCATAATTACTTGCAATGATCCACTTCCGACCACTATCTCGATTATGTGAAATGAGTTGATGTAATTTTTCTTGTAGTGACAACAATTCATTCTCCTTACTGTCATTCTCCTTCCTGTCATTCTCCTTCCTGTCATTCTCCTTCCTGTCTTCCTCCTTCCTGTCCCCATCAATCATTATCATATCATTTACCCCCATATTAGCCCTACACATAGGACAAGAGGAATTAGTTCCTAACCAACTAATCAGACATTTACCGCAAAAAATATTCTGACAGCAAGGGGTGACAACCGACTGGGATGACACTGTATCACAACAGATAGGGCAATCTGACTGAAGCACTTCTCTACTCTTTTCACTAATAGACTTCAATTCCAATGCTATATCCTTCAGTTTTTTTGTGATGTCTATTCTATACACCTTAAGTTGCTCTTCTGTCAAGTTAGGTCCAGGATGATTTAACCTAAAAGTCCATAATCTCTTCTTCTTCTTCAAGTTACCTTCCAATACTTCCATAAGAGTAGATGATTTTGTTACACTCAGAGAACGCATTACTCCCTCTATATCCCCAGCCAGTAGCATATCCCTTACAGCCCCAGATACATAGGGTAGGGCGTTTCTAACCATGATAGGTCGCGCGATGAGGTGCTCTATCTCATTGACAGGGGGTATACTTACAGAAGACTGGACGTAAGCCAGTGGATTACATATGTTGAATTTGGCGTAGTCGCCATTTCTAATTCTAGTCAGTTCCTTGATAAACTTCGCTTGTCTGTTTTCAGTCCTGTACATGATTGTACTAGATACAAGCCATATGAATCCATAGTTGGGGGTGACCATACTTGGTATCTTGAGTGAGTCTGGTTCATCTACTATCAATCTTTTCCATATATAAGTGGGGTTGTGGGTGATAAACTCATTGTACATCGTAGTTGTGACAATGACAATTTGTTCGGGTGGAAGGACTCGAGTGATCTGTTTACGATTTTTAATCACTACGCAGTCCATAGAAGTATTGGATTTTATTTCATTTTCCCACTGGAGTATAATGGATAAAGGGCATACTATCATAGTTTTATCGACGATAGTAAAACTAGTCATGAGGGTATACCCGTTCATGTTGTTTGGGATCCGTGTATCTGGAGTCAGTTTAAATTTATCTCTATAGATAAGACCAAGTAGTGATAGAGTCTTACCGTATCCAGCTTCATCAGAAAATATCCCGATGTTAGTCGATATGACAGAAGTGGAGGTGATGACTTCCATCTTTTCTTCCAATTCTTCCATTCGAAAGATTGCGGTTCTTTGGTGGTCGAACAGCGATCTCTTGAACTCCGAGATACCTTCAACCATAGGGTACTTATGCTCTTCAGCCATGTTGTTGCTTTTTTTAGTAGTACCAAGACTGTAGTCTTATAAAATTATCAAATTTTATAAGACTACAACCTTTTAGTTACCTATACCAATTATACTATAAGACCACGCTCACACCAAACGGAAGTAAAGACTCTAAAATTGAATAATTAACAAAGATATAACGGCTTCTAGTTCAAGAATACAGATTACAATTTTTGGTATAAGAATGAGAAATAAGAAAACCTATGAACCCACACACGAAAACCTAACTAGCAAAAAAATAATTCTTCCAGTGTAAATATTTTGTACTCCTTTTCGACGGAATACCTTTCAATAATCTCGCATAAATGATTTAGACGAATGTCTAGTTCTTTCTTATTTTTCACCTCCAATTTCCCCGTATCTTTCTTCACTACAAATGGACTCTTCACAACTCTATTAGTCTTCTCATCCGTATATTTATCCGGGTTTATACGGATAAATATAGTCGATCTCACCCCAAAATCATTTATAATCGTAAACATTCTTTTCTCTTCACAGATGTACCCTCTGTGGGCATCCTCGTCTACTTCTATAACTACAATATGACTCCCAAAATCACAATACAGATCTGGTCTCTTCGACGAACACCCGTCGACCACTCTACGGTCGTGGACCCAATCGTAGTTAGGAAACTTCTGTTTAATGTGGTCAACGATGGTATTTTCCTTCGTCTTGTAGTTCCTAGTCATTTTTTCATCTGGAAAGGTATAGAAAAAACACCTAGAACAGTAACCACGGTACCTTCTGTTACACGCGCGTGTATTACAATGGTCTGCTTTACACCTTTTATTTCTTATATCCTCCATATCATCGCTTTTACATTCCCAACAGCAAGTCGGTTTTTTGTCCCCTTCAAGACCATATGTAGGTTGTGACCCACTACCACAAGAGCATTTTTTATCGTGTATATTATACATATCATCCTTTTTACACTCCCTACAACAAGTCGGTCTTTTATCTTCTTTAAAACCATATATAGGTCGTTTTTTACCGCAAGAACATCTTTTATTGTTTATATCGACCATAGTATCCTTTTTGCACTCACTACAGCGGGTTGGCCTTTTGTCTGTTTCAAGTCCATATGTAGGTCGTTTTTTACCACAAGAGCATTTTTTTCCCCCCATCTTTTTTTTGTTTGTCCTTTTAATGAGTGCTTTTCTTATATATTTATCAAAAATTTTATCACTCATCCATATCACTCTGTGGACAGTAGGCACCCCTCTCATATACAACATACTGAGGATACGAGCGATATATGCAAACCCATCAAGAGGGTAAATTAAGGAATTTTGCGATTTGTTTGGTATCCAGCCCACAGTATGTGTTAAGAAATTGCTTGATATGGTAGGTACCGCTGCCGCTTTTAGGAAAAAACGACTAAGAAAGTGGCCTCTACGAAAACCTATGAAAACCTACGAACCCACACGAAAACCTATGAAAACCTAAGAAAACCTATGAACCCACACGAAAACCTACGAAAACCTACGAACCCACAAGAAAACCTAAGAACCCACACGAAAACCTACGAACCCACACAAGAAAACCTACGAACCCACACGAGAAAACCTACGAATCCACAAGAAAACCTACGAACCCACAAGAAAACCTACACACATATATCTAATCTAACCTAGAATTCTACAACTTGTCCATAAAATCATCAATTAACTCTCTACATCTATCTGCCTCTTCAAGTTCCACAATATTATCACCTTCTTCTATATCTATCTCATCACCATCTTCGTCACCATACATACCACCGTCCCCGCCCAAACAATCGTCATGATCTGAAGTATTGTTTGGATTATATTCTTCTACTAATTCATCTAGGGTTTCCTGATAATACTGATCCTTGAGTTCTCCACATGTATGAGTGTCTCTACACTCATACTTACTTCCACTGTTACTCAAGGGTGTCTTCATATTTCTTATGAAGACACCCTTGGCATTGTACATATCACCATTATGATTCATGTACAGAGTGTTTTCATTTTTTATCACCCACTTATTGAATCGAGTCATAGCGAGTGTATTGTTATAGGCAGACATTGTCCACCAATGACTATGACAATACTTAGCACGCCTGTCCCATTTAAGAAATCTAGTTCTCACTATATAATTGCTATTGTTTTTTTCCTGTTCATTTATTTCTATGGGTTTATCAACGTATTTTTCTGTACATTTGGAGAAACAACATACACCAACAGAAACACACCTTTTTACATATTTTTTGTTTTGCTCCTTTTTATGTTGTGCCTTTTCAATTTGCGCCTTTTTAACCTTCTCTTTTTTAACCTTCTCCTTTTTAACCTTCTCCTTTTTAACCTTCTCCTCCTCTTTTCTAACTTTTTCCCTCCTGGTAGAAGGTACTTCAGTCCATGGTAAGAATTTAGTCTTGAGAGCAGTTTGCATATTGATCAGAGTTAATCAGTAGATTAATTATTGTTATATATACATATATATGTAGCTCTGTAAAAAATCAAATTTTATATTTTAACTACCACTATTATCCGGTTTTTTTAGATACAAAAAAGACATCAAAATTGTACATACATGGATCCATATATTGTCTACTGTAATACCCGTTAAGTAACCCAACCAATTCAAACATTTACAGTAAGAACTCCCCATAACCATGACAGACGTGAACCAAGTGTCAGGTTCAAATATATTAAAACCACAGGTAGAACCGTATATACGAATTATGGATCCACCTGTCAAGATAGATAAAAATACACTCATGACATACATGAACCATGCAGATTTTAAACACGTACGTATGTATGTAAACAAACTCATTTTAGAAATATGTATTGTGATATGACGTAGATAAAAATCAAATTTTTATTTGGAATATTTACGACCGTACATACCTACTTCTCTCATTTCTGTTGGAATTAATATAGTTAGATCGCTTCTTATATCTATGGAAACAATCCTTACAGTACTGTAATGTAGTGTATTTATCACACGTATAAGAGAAACACTTATGCTGTTCACCTACTACCCAACCACCACCACGACGGTCATGACTCCCACCACCACCACCACCACGACGGTCATGACTCCCACCACCACCACCACCACGACGGTCACGACTCCCACCACCACCACCACCACGACGGTCACGACTCCCACCACCACCACCAC